TCTCAGTACTGAACTCTTGAACAAAGAGTTGAGCCTCGTGTAAGATGTTGAACTTCTGGTCATACCTAGTAAACCTAAGTTTATCATCTGGATCGTGAATGATCCACCCATCAGTCTTCCAGACCTGCTGAGACGTGCCACTCTTACGGTTTATCTTGGTGACGAACCGTCTGCGTGGTGTTAGGGTTACCTCATCTTTGTCCGACAGCGTGAACCTGTAGGGTTCGGATGAGTTGTAGGTATAGTGACGTCTAAGTTTGTCACGAGTCCAGCGTTTTTCAATGATCATAGTAACTCCTATGAATTTGAGTGTGCATGAATGCACTTTGATGCAGGATGCATCCTGATGGGGGCTAACCGAAGCCAACCCCCATCTAGATACAATCTACTTATGCGGCTTTCGCCAGTACTGACCACTCACTCTTAGACATCTCAATAACTTTACCGCCTGTCTCTTGTAGATCAGACGCACGGTCATAGTTATCAGATGAGTTAGCAACATTAGTGACGGCATTAGCAAAGCCCCATCGTGAGAAGTCACCATTCTCGAACAGAGAACGCTTGACTTTCTTCACTTCTGAGTCTGCGAGACTATACTTCTTGCCAAGACCAGCGACTACGTCATCTTCTTTGCCCTCTTCAACGATGTCGTCAGCCGCATCCTGAATCTTGCGTACAGCCTTGTTGAACTGTTCAGGCTGAGTGCATTCTTCAACGTGGTCACGCAGTTGCTTCTTCAATGCTTCATGCATTGCTTGAATGGTGTCTCTCTTGTACGCTATCTCACCGACGGCGCGTGTCTGACCTAGATGTCTCTTACGAATACCTAAGTCATTCATTACCATACCGTTGAGACAGATCAAGCGATAGATGAATGGGCTTACTAGTATGGAACCCATCCCGACTTCACTGTTGCTGATCACGACACCGCTTTTGACGATGTCACCTACTGATCTACCCTGCTTGAGTATCTCTCCATCTACTTCTGGGAAGATAATCTTCAGGTACATTTTGTCGTCGGTCAGTCCCATAGAGACGAATTCAATCTCACCCATTCGCTCTTCAAGACGCTCCAGTACAGGCTTGATACCGTCTAGCAGATCGAAGTTATCGAACGTCAGGAATCTATCAGAGTGGAAACTCCTGAATACATTCCCATCACCACCGTGATCGTAGGTTCTGAACAGTCGGTTACCTGAACCCTTGGGAGGATTCTTCAACCATGTGTTCATGTTCTCCGCTATCAGGGCGTGTTGTTCCCGTTCAGCCATTAACTTATGGTAGTTGTGTGACATTCCAGACCACCCACAGAACAGTTTGGTAAACTGATCAGTCATTCGTCCGTGGAATGAACCACCATCGATATGCCCATGAGACGTAAGGTTCATGTGCGTACCTTCAGGCTCAACGAACCCAGCCATAGATGGAAGCGTATAGTCTCTCTTGATATCCTCAAGACGCTCGACTTCCGTTGCTAGTTCTTGCAATGAATTAAAAGTATTTTGCATAATTAAATTTCCTATGTAAGTACAACGATTACGAATGCGAAGGCTTCACATTCGGGTGCAACACTGCACCCTGATGCCCACCATCCAGATGAGCATCGAGGTAGAGTGTTAGAGGATCATAGCCTTACCCAACTTGGGGTGATCGAACTTAACCCTCCATTTGTAAGGGACGAGTGCTCCAGCATTGTACAACTGCTCCATTACTTGCTTGAAGTCCTTGTCCGTTACCCATTCCGCATGTTGTATGCGGTCGAGTGCTTCATTGACATTCTCTGACTGCCTCTCTACCCAGTCATGGGTTGCATCATCACTGAGTTTGATGATAGGACACCAGAGGAAGTGCCACCTGTCTGCGTTAGAGAACACTCGCACTTCAGTCTGCGTACAGCAGACAAGACGAACAGCAGTTGGTGCTTTAGTCATCACGGTCTCCCCATAGTCAAGGAATTCTTACAGTGCCTCGACACCAGATAAGGTTCCCGTAGTTGCTCGACAAGTGCCAGTGCGTTATCCATTTCCTCGTCTAGCCCAGAAGGCAAGTCGAGTTTAATGACTTCTTGAATAGCGCAATGTACAAGTTCCAACTTCTCAAGGTCAGTCATAGGTTACTCCAGTTTGAATGTGAAGTCATGCACATTCGGCATGTGATGCAAGATGCATCTGAATGGGAGCCAGTGCTTGCACTCCCATTGGGTTACATCTTACGTGTGACGATAACCGTCTGGTTCAATTCCAACAGTCATGCCCTTCCATACTATTAGGACAGCATCATGTCCTAGTTCTGGTTCGACTTGACCCAAGAAACCATCGAAAGAACGGTATCCCTGATTGTCTTCAGAGTACATCGTTAACAACTGCTCACGTTGAGCATCGGTTAGAACAAGCATAGTCTTAATCATCAGCAGTCTCCTTCTTCAGCACGGCTGATAGTTCTATGAAGAAATCTCTCAAACTCTCTAGCACTTCCTCATACGAGTCCAGACGAGCATTCACTTCTTCTATCTGCACTTCCAGACGGCCAACTGCCTTGTCGATTGTGGGGATACGTGAAACTTGGGAGATATTCTGTTCCACTCGCCTTTGATCGATTGGTTTCAGTTCTCTAAACTTCATAGTCTTGCTCCAGTTTTGAATGTGAATGTCTTCACATTGGGTTCGTGTCGGGATTGACACGCAACAGGGCCAGTCATCCTGACCCTGTAACCTATCAACGCTTCAGTTCTTCAGCGGGGTACATGATGTCACCATGCTGTTCACTCTCTGATGGCCAACCTGAGCAGTTGTCACACTCCGATAGATCAGTGCCTTCATTGTGTGCCAATTGGCCGTCATTTACCATAGCACCACAGGTTTCACACTCCTGTTGCGGTAGCATGGCAGACAGTGTGTCAGCGTGAATTACTGGAAGTTTGTCCCTGTAATACTTATTTGTATAGCGAGTGTATACCGATTCCAATAGATAGTGGACGTGGGCTAGATTGACGATTGACTGATATTTCTTTTTCCAGTCCTCATCGTCATTCATGAGCGTTTTAATTACGCCTTCCACTTCATTCAATCGGTCTAGTATTTCCTTAAATGCGGTGTATTTCATATCATTGTCCATGCGAATGTGCATCTATGCACTTTTGAATGTAAATGCCTTCACATTCGGGTTAGTACCAAGTCGGTACAGGCAAACCCACCACCGAAGCGATGGGCTTGCACTCTAACGACTTACTTCAACATCTCAACGAACTTCTTGCCCTTGGCCGAACCGAGCCACTTCTTACGGTTCGCCTCTGACATATCGGTAAACCATTTCGTGAATGAATCGACAGGGGAGAGTGTGGAACGTGTACCACCGTTACCCTTCTTCTTCTCCTCTTTCCAGACTGACAATTCACCAGACTTGAACTGCTCTTTGAGTGCTTCGAGTTTATCAAGGTCAGTGAAATAGTCGTCCTTCGTCTCGGTGATTGCCGGGGCTACTCCATATTTCCATAACTTAGAAACATAGGTACGCACCGACTCTTTGGACTCCACAGCACCTGCGTCTTTTCTGGCCTTCCAGATCAGATCACACGCATCGCCGTTTATGCCCATTGTTTCACCGTTAGACTTGCGACCCTTGAGTGCTAGCAGATCATACACCTTGATCATCTCGTGTAGCACCTGCAAGAGTGCCCATGCCTTGGTATTGTCAGCATCGACAGACTTCACGATGTAGCCAATGGCCTTTTTAGTGAAGTTACTTACGGATAGTTTCATATTGTTTCTCCAATACATCAATGTGGACCCATTCATATGCGCGAGTCCACGGATGAGACAACGAGATAGCGAATGTAAAGCCTTCACATTCACTGGATACAGGGCTAAAACCCTGCTATAAACATTATACGAATGGGGCAGGAACCCTATTGGCATAGGGCATTAAACCGCCTTTTTAGTGGAACGATGCGACCCCCGTAGTGCGCGGAAAAAAACACTTACTCTCACAGGTACTGACTATTTCCAAAATCAACCCTATATTCTCTAAATGGAAGGTAAATGAGGTAACATTCGAGAAAAGTATGGAAATAACAGACTTCGGGAGAGAAAGGATTGCTATATGCAGGGAATGTCCTAACTATAAGTTGGGTATCTGTATAAAGTCCGGGGAGACCATGGTGTTAAAGGTGAGTTGTGAGGAATTAATCTGTCCAGAAGGAAACTGGTAGTTTTTATTCCACCATATAGCCCCATGTAGGGGTTAAAAAACGGCGTAAACACTACATATTGTGGAACATATGCCCTATTTTACTTGACACGTGTGTTATAATATAACCAAACGGTGTATTATTCCTAGGAATTCTATGAAAATTTTGATTATTGCTCTGGCATTGATGCTGAGTGGCTGTTCTTATATGACTCATATGTCTGTGGGGAAGTATTCGGCCAAGCATTCTGTGGCTATAGGCGCACAATATCCCTAAAGAGGAATCGTTATGGCAGCAAATGGACTAATTAATGGGAGAACTCCTCCTGATGTTGGTATGGGGCAGGTTGATTTTGACGAAGAGGCTTGGCAAAGGGAACCTAGACCCGGTGGGATTCGGGCAGATGCAAGATATGGTTCGTTTCCTCAAGGTGGTTGGGAGATGAATGTTGGTAACGAGTCTTTTGGTGCTCCACAATTTGATGAGGGGGTAGATCAAATCGCTCAGGCATTCAAGACTTACTTAACGAATAACCCCCATGCTGATCGAAACGCGCCAAACATAGATACGTTCGATGCGTTTAGGGCTGGGGTGGAGTTTGGGAGGACGCCCCCTGTGGAAGAATTTGGAAAACCCTATGTTCCGCCTAATGTAGATGAGTTTGAAGGGATTGCTACTGAAGGGACTCCCGGTAATGTAAATCCAGACTATAGACAGCAACCACCTTCCTCATTTTCGCTTGATCCGAATGATCCTAGAAATGCCCATCTGAATCAAGGAATTCCGGGGCAGATGCAACCCACAGAAGATTTCCGTATTGACATGAGTGATATTTTAGGAACTCCTCGTGGCTAATGAAACCGGCATAGGTAATTGGGTAGATGATTATCGTATGGCTGATACAGAATGGTCTGCTGAAATGGCTCCTACGTTTGCAGGTACAAGGGCGCAATACTCGACGATAGCCAATGACCCAAGCAGGTTCCACCATGTCCTGTCTGACCCTGACGCGCATCCAGATGATCGATATGCGTTAGAAAAGAAAATGATGTTGATGGGTATGTACGTAGACAGAAACCAGAAGGACATGACTCTTGAGGAGGCGACTGGACGGTCATTAGATAGGGCCACAATGTATCCTGAGACCTACGAAGATGACTATGGCGATACTCGTACGCGTTGGGTTCAAGCACGAGTTCCTCACCTTGGCAGTGCTAGGGAGGGTCTTTTAAAGGGTCAGGTAGCAAGACGGGGCCATGCTTATGTATTTCCCGGAATTTATGAAGAACAGTTGCAGCCGGGTGGGCAGTTGGCAACAAAAAATCCTTTTGGTCAGGATTTAGAATACGATCCTAAAGATGTAATACGACATGAAGTTGGACATGATGCCAGTCGTGAGTTTATGTATATGATGCGAACTGACTATGAGAATATGGTGAAGAGTGGTGGTCGCCCACATAAAGACACGATTGGGGCTAAGTTTGTCGATAGAGTTGGGTTTAATAATGTTGGTCTATTCTATGATTTGAATGATAGTGAAGAACTTCTTAATCGGTATGAGGATTTCATCGTAGGTTCGACAGCAAAGAAACAATTGGCGCGAGAGTATATGGATAATTTTGTTAAAGAAACCACAGCGTGGCATCAATATGTTTTCGATGAGGCACAGTTTTTAAAAAATTATAAGTTGCCGGGAATAGAGAAATTCTTTAGCCAAGAGCAATTAAAAAGATTAAATAATTGGTTAGATGTAAATATAGAGAAGCACGGAAGAATGGATACAATTTTTATGGGGTGGCCTAAAGATTTGCTTGAAGGAACTAAGAATAAATTTGGCGAGCCTTGGAAATCTTCTGATATGGATGATGAGATAGAAGATTTTGTTAGAGTGAAGACTGATATTTTGGAATACGAAAAGGATATATCTGAAGCGAAAAAGCAGATAGAAGGCATAAAAATAATTCCATTAATTTACGATGCCCAGTTGCAAGGTATGAGGGAATTGAAAGGAGAGGGGTTAACTTTAGGGTCTCCACCGTTTCCGCAGCCATATAGGAATCCATAATGGCTAACGTAACTGGAGCAGGTAATTGGGTAGATGCTTATAGACAGGCAAGACCGGACAGATATCTAGGTGAGCATGAAACCTATGGAACCTTCCCTCAATGGGTAGAGGGAGAGGGAGTCTCTGACTTATTTCCTGCCGGGACAGAGGGATTCGGACTAAGACCCACCTATATCAATCCGGTTACAGAGGCCATTGCTGAACATCCCTTAACGAATATTTTTACGGGTGGACGAGAGATGTTGCGCCAAGGTAGTAGTGGCCCCACTATTAGTGATTGGGCAATGCTTGGGTTGTCGGCTATCCCCGGAGCGTCATATGCGGCTCGACCTGTAGTATCGAACATAGCGGCCAGATATGCGAAGTGGCTTGAGTCAGCAAACACAGGCAATCCGTATGGCCTTATAAACCGCACTAAAATGAATCTCAGACATAACCGCCTCAACCGGGATATGCGAAGGGATTCGGAAGCATGGGCGATGGGGCACTCTGACGACGTGGCTAGACTTGCTGAAAGTAGAGCAGAACATGATGCATGGATGTTGGCACATAAGGCGCGAGTCCAAGCCAATAGGGATCAGTTATACAGGGACATTGACGAGTTAAAAGGCTCTGGTTCAAGACTTGCAGAAGCAGAAGGCAAGAGTCTGTCCGTCGTCCCTGAAAAAATTCCGTTGGGCGGCGAGAAAATAATTAAAAAAACATATACTGGAGAAAATGCATCTAGATATGGTGAAGGGCCATATGCATATTTGTCAAATCCAAAAGACCCAGACCTTCCAGTTATTTATGTAGGAAGTGCGTTGGCTGATTATGCAAGAATGCTTAATGGAAATGTAATTCTTAGAAACCCACCTTCTGTTAAAGATGTTCTCAGCATGAAGGCAAGAGATTTTTATGCTCTTGATAGGAAGATGCAGGACAGGCTTCTGGAGAATGCTGGAATTAATAGAGAGTTATGGGCATATAATCTTTGGATTAGGGAAGGCAGAGACGAAGTAAAATCAGTGATAAGGGTCTCTGAAAAAAATGGTAATGATGCTTTGGCTTATAAGTCAAGAGAGTTGATGCATAACTATGATAGGCAGATAGCCGCATTGACCGATGATCAATTGGAATTAATTGGGATTGGCAACGTTGGGGAGTTTGGTAATGTTTTAAAAACTTTAACAGAGCGTTTTAAAGATTTGCCCCCCCCCGCAGGTTCTAACATAGTTAAGTTTGAACAAAGGAAGTTCGGTCATACTCCTCGTATTCCAGAATCATCTCTCCCCGTAGGAGAACTTCCTACAGCCAAGCCTATTACAGATATGACTTGGAGAGAGTGGGATGCTTTGTATAAGCCCGGTATGGATGTAAGTGACTCTCAGAGAGCATTGTTAAGAGTGAATAAGGAGTTTAAAACGGCTGATGATGTAGTGGCGCATTTTTGGGATACGGGCGCTAGAGAAGAGTATTTTGGATATCTTAATCAGATGGTGCGAGACGGAAAGAGTATTCCAGATAACCTTCTTGAGTTCGTAAGAGCGACTGATAAGAAAACTAAATTTCCATTTAAGTGGAATGAAATTCCTTATCAGAATGATTCTTCTGTGGCGGCTTTAAAACACTCCTTTAAGCCAAGTCATGTTGATGCTAAAGACTGGGCCAAACTTACACAATTTCTAGATAAGAACGAAGTTATTGATCTTGCAAGAAGAATGACTCTTAGGCTGATGTGATGGTTGGCATAACTGGAGGAGGAAAATTCGTAGATGAGATGAGATACCCATCTACGTGGAATCCAGAACAGGCCCAAGCCGCATGGAGCGTAACCAAGGAGAAAGCGAAGGAAGCCGGGGTAGATGTTCTTGACTGGCTTTCAGAAACTGCATTCGGGGGGACTGAAAACCCTCAAGGGCTAGGCCAGAGAGCACTGGCGGCAGTGTCTCATCCATTTCGTGAAGCCAATAAATTGACTGTGGAACGCGGTTTAGAGGGGGCTATTCCATTCGTAAATTACGATCCAATTGGAGCGTTGCTTGGGGTTTTTGCAGGGGGTCTAGGTATCCCTGTGAACAAGTGGGCGAAGGGAGAAGACGTAACCAAACTAGATGCCATCATAGGGGGTACTACGCTGGCAGGGCCAGTTGTTGGTGGAACTCTAAGGGGTACGACCTCTCTAGCCAAGAAGATGGTTCCAGAGGCCGCACAAGAAAGCGTTGACCTAGCAAGAAGAAAAGTTCTAAAGGCCGCAGGAGTAGCAACAGGTGGAATGCTTGCGCCAGTAATTGGAGCGAAGGTTGCACTTAAGACAGCCGCAACAACAGTTGCAGGTAATGTGGCTGTTGCCGCAGGTGGAATGGCTGAAACCTTTATGTTGAGTATAGGAAAACTTCTGGACAATGCTGTTGAAGAATTCGGAGATGTTTCTAAAGTGGTAAGAGCATCTGATCCATATAAACCGCACTCCATATGGCCTTCTCCGTCATCTATGATTAAGATGACTAAAGAGCAGACTGCAACTCGAAACTTTTTTGAAAGGTTCAGAGAAATTATTGAAGATTCTTTGGGGACAAGTGAAAAAGGACATCCTGTAAATGCTATTCAAAGAATAAGGGATGATACTAGCATTGCGAGTTTGGGTGACATGACTGATGTACAAAGAGATTATCTGAAAGGGTTAACGCAACACGAGTATATGTCTCCTGAGCCATCAGCCAGACGCATAAGGATTCACGATGTTTTGACTGACGAATCAAATGAAGTTATGACCGCTCTCAAAGCGGAACAAAAGAGTATTAAAACCGCTCAGAGAAGGTTTGATGAAGAGTGGCATACTGATGAGGCTTACGAAGGTGGTTGGGTAGATGAACCTCAATATACTCGACATGAAAGAATAACAGATATTTCTGACCCACAAACTCGAATGCAAGCATTAAAAGAGTATGAGTCTCTAGTGAAGCGTCTGGAGGATAACGAGGATGCAATAAAGACTTTGTATCAATCTGCTCAGGATGTTAAGTGGGGGTTGATGCACATAGAACATCTATCCCAAACTGATCCTGATACGTTAATCCGAGTTTTAAATCAAATTATTAACGAGGCTAAACTTGCTCCCAAGGGTAAGAGTTTTGATGAACTGATGGAACTTAGAGGGTTTGGTCTGCGCCCACAAAATAAACAATTAGTATTGGAAGATAGATCGGAAATGCTTAGAACTTGGCGAGTTCATGGGAATGAAGATATAGGTAATCTTGCTAGACAACTTCTCAAGGAATTAGGTGAAGAACCAGATGCTGCAAGAATATTATCTGGAGATATAGGGCGGACTTACCAACCACCGACTTCAAGACGTGTGAGGACGCAATACGAAGGTGAATCAAAAAGAGAGTTCACAAAGGAAAGATACTTTGATGAGGAAGGTCGTTTAGATGAATATGCGGCGGGACGACGTAGTGGTAGTAAGTATTGGATGAGTGATGAAGGACTTCGTCTGCGCCCACAAAAGGGGAAGAAATAATGGCGGCAAAAAGTAAATTTCCATCTGCATGGACACCACAAAGAAAAAGACAACTAGAGATGCTATTCTATAATGGCGGTTCTATTGTAGAAGCATGTCACCTGTTAGGTATTGTTAAACAAACATTCTATAACTGGTATGATAAACACAAAGACTTTAAAGAGGTTGTGGACTTTGGGAAGATCGCCGCTGAATCGTGGTGGATACAGAAAGGACGTGAGAACGTCGATAACAAGAGATTCAATCATGCACTCTGGTTACTCATCATGGTCAATAGATTCAAGTGGCATTCCGCTTACGCAAAGCGAGAAGAGAAAAAAGAAATCATCAACGAGCACAAGATCGAAGTAAAGAACTCTGTTGACGTTGATAAGATTTTACAGAAAGCAATTAACAAGGGGCTTGACAACTTAGAAGAGCCAACACAGGTGCACTGATATGCCAAAAGTAGGAAGCAAAAAATTCGCGTACACGGCGAAAGGAAAGAAAGCCGCTAAGTCTTACGCAAAGAAAACCGGAAAGAAGGTAAAGAAAACCAAGGGCTACTGATATGTATCCGGTTAAGATAGTTCGCGTATTATCCGAAGGAGCATTGGTACAGTTTTCCGATGGCTCTACTAGGCAAATAATGCCAGAAATTATAAATGCTTGGAAAAGGTTTGGAATTGATGTTGCGGAAGGAAATCTTAGTAGGGAAGATATACGTTTGTATAATGTGGCAGTTAAGGAATTTCCTCACTACTCTGGTATTGAGACAGCGGATCAACCAGAGATACCTTGGGCTGCGAAGAATATCACTGAAGCACTTGAAGGTGCTCCAGAAGTTGTTCCTGAAGTGATAGTAGATACTCCAAAAGTTATAGAAGATGTTCCAGACGTGTCTATGGTTCCAGAAGTTACTGCTGATTCACCCTTGTATACAGGACATTTTGGTCAGGGTTGGTTGCCAGACTTTGGACATAATGCCAAAGTATTATATTTAAGAGAATTAGAAAGACTAAGAGAGAAATGGGGCACCGATGTTCCTCCAGAAACTTCGATGGAAATCCTAGAGGAAGGGCCGATTGAAGATATAGTAACAACTCCAAAAATAACTGTTCCTCAAGTTTCTGTGATTGATCTTGCAGATACTAAAGACTTACCCAACACTATTAAAGCAGCGCAGAACATGGGTTCTATTTTTTATAAGGGCGCGAAGGGCAGGAAGAAACTTGCTCTATATAAAGAACAATTACAAAATTTTAGGGAATCCATATCTTATATGGAAGGCAGAGGTTCGGCTAATGATCAGGCCAGAAGATGGATGGAAGCGCAAATAGCCGCTGGTAATGAGATAGACTTTGAGGCTGTTGGTGGAGAAGCGAGATTTTATACTGAAGATTATGAAACAGTAATTGATAGACTTACTTTACCAGATGCTGGCGCGGCTGAAGTAACAGTTGATTTAACTAAATCAGATTTTGAACAAGAGCGCACTGCTGAAGCGTTGCAAGCAGAACTAGACGCAATAGAAAAAGAAAGGGCTGCTCTAAATCAAGATTTAGAACTAGGAACATCTCCGGGCTGGCAAGCACCAATGCCAATATCTAGAGTAGGAGAAGTGACCAAAGGTGGCGTTGGAGATTTTGGAGATTATTCAGTACGCGCTCCTCGTGTGACAGATTTTCAGACAGATGTAACTGATACAAGAATGCCTGTTGCTACAGGGATACCTTATGGAGTTCCTTCCGCTATGGATGAAGGAATGGCTGAAGGTTACATGTATGCGTCTCCCGGTGAAGCGGCTGTTGCAGGACTAATTCCTAGAATGACTGATACACTACCTGCGGGTGGTGTGGGAGATTTTTCTACGGTATCAAACCTACCTGCTGACTTACAGGAAGCGTTAACTAAGGGTGAAGGTCTAGGTGATGCTTTTATAAAAGCCCAAGTCGAGAAGGCACAGGCAGAAGCACTTGCTGATGTTCCTTGGGAAGAACGATATCCTTTAGCGCCGCAAGGCTCGTATCTCGATGAGGTAGATACATCTCTCGCTGGTCTTGCTGATAATCAGTGGATTGACCCTCATCCGAATGCCATTAATGTTGATCTTGGCGAGTATTATAAAATTCCACTAGACCAAAGGGATAAAATTTATAAGCCGCCTGAGAGTAGATGGGATGCAAGCAGGTCAGGTGGGAGTGTGTGGGATCGTGAGAGAAGAGCCAATATAGAAGGCAGAGGTATGGTGGATGAGTTTGGTGAGATTCAAAAACAGGCCGAACAAGATGCAATAGAGAAGGCCGCTTTTGATAGATGGATGGAAGATATTCAAACAAATAGATATGTTGCAGAAAAAGATTTAGAGGGAGAATATGGGCCAAATCGTTTAGAAGAGGTTTGGACATCTGAAATGATGCCAACACTTGAAGATACTGCGGTAGGTTTCTTAGATCAACCATGGACGGGTGTTGATGAGTATGCTCTTCCTTATGATATTGACAAGAGATACGGGGATAGAAGAACAGAGGTTGGAGATTTTGCAGATGTTATGGTTGAAGAGCCAGCAGTTACAGGAGATGTACCGGCATTTAAATACAATGGGGAACTATGGTACTTAACTAAACAAGGTCATTACGCTAAAGACTATAAGAGGTCTGAATTAGTGACGCCGTGGCAAACGCTTCCTTCTGATTTTTTCTAGATGGATATTTCACACAGCGAAATTGATGGCAATGCCGAACTCTGGGGATTGTTGAATTTTGTTAAAACTAATCCAGAACCATTTAGAATGTTGAATGGAGATGAAGTATGGGAACTTGTTGCCGATGAAGAGAGTTTCTGGAACTACTATGAAGACTGGATGAAAACAAGGAATTAAACATGGCTATTGATTTAATCAATTACGCGTTTATTAGAGGGAAATGGTATTCATTACCTGATCCAACTACGGCGCAACAGGCTGTTCAAAAATACAATGGTAATGCAAATTCTATTAGAACACGTAAACCAGCAGGTGTTCTTATTGATGAATCATTATTAAATCTAAATATAAATCAATGGCCTGATGCGGTTGCAGATGCGGTTGGTGTAACTGGAGATGCTTTAATAAATCCTCCTTACAATCCTATCATTGGCCCAGTAACAGAAGAAGTTGCTCAAACTCCAGCAGTTACTCCGCCTTCTGCTGGCCCACCTTCTCCCTCTGGCCCATCACCAGAACAACCAGAAGTAGACCCATGGGCTAATTTAGATCAGGGCAAACTAAATCTGGCAAAACGCTATGCAGATGCGGGAATGATGGGCAGGGCGGCAACTGCATTTAAAGATGCAGGTGGAACATGGGATAGAACCACAAGTCAGCGACTGAGAACAGAGGCTAGAAATACCTCAAGATATGGCGGAGACTTTGACTTTAGCAAATATGGAATAAAGCAGAGAGACTTTGGGACTATTTCTGAAGCGGCAAAGGCGGGTCAATTTGCTAAAATTAGGAAGATGGTTGGTAAAGATAACTGGAGTCCAGAACTACGCTCAAAATTGGCGGCTGAATATGTAGGGAAGGGCGATGACCAGCCTGTAAGAAAACAAGTTCCTACTCCACAACTTTATAAGACTGGCTCTAAGGATTGGAACCAACAGTTTAAAGGATCAAGAGCAGATATTGAAGGAAAATTTGCTAAAGGTACTGGAAACAGAGGTGCCGCTAAAGAGTGGCGTCAAAGACATCTGGCTAATATTGAAGAGAAATATACTGGTAAGGAGCGTCAGACTAAAAGAGAGAACGTTAGAAGAAGACACAAGATTATGATAGGGAAATGATTAACGAAAGTGTACTTGTCAAAAATGAAAATGCAGAAGCCGCAATCAAACTTGCAAAGTGGGGAAGAACAGCAACCTACGAGCAGGTTATTGAGGCGTACACTGCTTGTCATCGTGATGCTCATATTGATGATTCTTTCATTAGGACTCTCGCTCAGTGCGATAGGTACTATCTTGGTGTTTTCATTTGTAACCGCCATGATATGCTCCACCCGTGGATATACGAAAGATGTCGAGAAGTCGAAGCAAATAAAGACAGTTACTTAGATTTATGGGCAAGGTTTCATTATAAGTCATCCATAATTACTTTTTTAGGATGTGTACAGGAAGTTCTATGCAACCCTGATATTACAATAGGGATTCTTTCTTTTTCTGCACGTCAGGCAAAGCCATTCCTTCGTCAGATAATGCAAGAGTTTGAATCCAACGAAAGGTTACAGCAATTATTTCCAGATATATTTTATGAGAAGCCTAAACAGCAAGCCTCCAAATGGGCTGAGAATGAAGGCATATGTGTCAAGCGACAATCTAATCCAAAAGAACAAACTATAGAGGCGCATGGTCTTGTCGATGGTCAACCTACAGGACGACACTTCTCTCTTATTGTTTACGATGATGTTGTAGTTCAAGAGTCTGTTTCCACACCAGAACAGATCAAGAAGACCACCACCCAATGGGAGTTGTCTTTAAACTTGGGTTCAACACATAATCCTCGTTACCAGTACGCGGGTACGCGATACTCTTACGGGGATACTTATGGGACAATTCTACAAAGAGCGGCGGTAAAGCCTAGAATTCATCCTGCTACCTATAACGGCCAGATGGACGGTGACCCTATCTTTCTTACCAAAGAGAGATGGGAAGAGATAAAGAAAACCACTTCTACTTATACGGTTGCTTGCCAGCAATTGCTGAATCCAATTGCGGGTAGTGATGTATCGTTTAAGGATGAGTGGTGGAATGAGTGGGAAGTTCGACCGTATACTTTGAACGTGTATATTATGGTTGATCCAGCCCATTCCAAGAAGAAGGAATCTAATAGGACGGCTATGGCCGTGGTTGGAGTTGATGCAAACTACAATAAGTTTCTTCTTGATGGATGTTGTCATAGAATGACACTGTCTGAAAAATGGACGTATCTTAAAAGACTAAGAACTAAATGGAAGAGAGCGCCCGGAATACGAGAGGTAAAGGTAGGGTACGAGCGATATGGTGCTCAGTCTGATATCGATCATTTCAAAGCAATGATGTCTATAGATGGAAGTAGTTTTCCAGTCTATGAGTTGAGTTGGGTTGGTGGTGGACAATCCCAATCAAAGAAGGATCGTATACAAAGACTTGAACCAGATTTAAAGGATGGGTCTTTCTTTTTTCCCTATCCAACAAATGAGAAATTCTTGACTTCCAATCAACAAGACTACAAGGAAAGAAATCAAGCATTTCTTATTTCAAAGAAAGTTGTATGCATAGATGAAAACAGGAAGACATACGATCTTTGTAAATGGGTGAAGGATAATGAATACAGTTTGTTTCCAACTGTTCATCCAGATTTTTTAGATGCATTGTCTAGGATATATGATATGGAACCAATTCCACCTAGATTTAGAAGGAGCAAAGTTTTAGAACCAGATAGAGAGGCTGCATACTAATGCCACGGAGACTAAGAAGAATAGGAAGAAGAGATTATCCTCCGAGGCGAGTTGCCTATCGCATGGTTAACGGAAGAAAGTTTTATGAACCACAACCAAGAGCATTTCCGTATGGCGTTACACCATATGTTGAACCATATTATTGGGTAGTTGGATATGCTCAGTATGATGTGCAGGGAGTAGAAGATTCTTAGGAGTTAAATTATGGCAGTTACTATTGTTACAAGATCAGGGAAAGGTTCTCCATTAACACATGATCAAGTGGATGCTAATTTCAATAATCTAAATAGTGGAAAGGATGATACAGTAAATAATCTTCCTCTTGATACAACTATGAGTTCAACGGCTGACTTTATCCCTTTTTATGATACTGCGGCTACTGCGGTTAAAAAGATTACACCAATAAATAGTGTGTTCTTTAATAGAACTCTCATAATAAAAGTGTTACCAGATGCTATTCCAACATATGTAGGAAATGGAATTGCGGCGATAACAATTCCTCTTGCTTTAAACGGTCTTGTTTTGAGTGCTGTAGCGGGTGATTTGGGCGCACATGTTTATACAGCAGGGGTTACTGGAACTACAGATATAATGCTCCACAATCTTACTCAGGCGGTAGATATGTTAACTACTGTTATTACTATTGATTCTGGAGAGACGGATTCTTCTACTGCTGCGGCAGCGCCGGTAGTGGATACAGATAATAATACAGTGGCTACTGCGGATGTAATTAGATTTGATATTGATGCTATATCCAGTGGAACTGCGGCTAATGGATTAGAAATTAGAATGCAATTTAAAGGAGCCTAATGAAGAAATTCCTTTGGTTGCTTTTGCTTCTTCCTTTGGCTGCTTCAGCGAGAATGTTTCCTACAGAGTTCCCCATAAAAGCGGTGTGTTGGGATGATATAACCGAAGTCATTCAATATCATCAGGAGATATTAGGTGAATATCCTATTGGAAAGGGTTGGATTAACAGTAAGGATGGCCCATCATTTGGAGCCGTAATGTACAATCC